AGCCAGGCATGGTCAAAGATCCGCCCGGTCCTCGACCAGCACGAGCGCCGGGCCATGGAAATGCTGTACCGCAACATGCGGGGAAGGGGGTTGGTGTCATGAAAACCGCTGACCCGACCCCCGTTGACACCACTTATAAAAACCCGTCTCATACGCCCCAATTCCAGTAGTGCTGGGAATTCGCCCCAGCCCAACCCTGTTTTCCGTAGCGTAGAGCAGCCTGGTAGCTCGTCGGGCCCATAACCCGAAGGTCGGCGGTTCAAATCCGCCCGCTGCAACCAACCCCCGCTTGTCTCCGTGATCAAGTCCCGCCCCAATGGCGGGCGCATCACTTCGCCCCGCCCGAGCAATCCGGCGGGGCTTTTTTATTCCCAAAGGTGGCGCCATGGCAAAGAAACCAGCGACACCGGCCAAGAAGGCGCCAGCCAAGAAGCCGGCGGCCAAGGCCGCGCCCAAGAAGGCCCAGCCCGCCAAACCGCGCGCCCATGACAACAAAAAGGGCGCCGACGGCCTGACGCAGCAGCAGCGGCTTTTCGTCAACGCCTACCTGGCTTCCCGCAACGCCACCAAAGCAGCCACAACAGCCGGGTATTCAGAGGCGACAGCCCAGCAACAGGGCTCCCGCCTGTTGTCCAATGTGATGGTCAAAACAGCCATTGAACAGGGCGAGGCGGAACTGATCGCCGAGGTCCAGGCTGAAACCGGCATCACCCTCAAGCGCACTCTGGAGGAAATCGCCCGCGGCGCGTTCTTCGACGTGCGCAATCTGTTCCGGCCTGACGGCACGCCGAAGGACATTTCCGAACTGGATTACGACACGGCCGCCGTGATTGCCGGCCTCGACACCGCCACGGAATCCGAGGGCAAGGGCGAAGACCGGACGCTGACGTACATCCGAAAGTACAAGCTGGCCGACAAAAAGGGCTACCTGGACATGCTGATGAAGCATCTGGGCGGCTACAAGGTGGACAACGAGCAGGGCGGCAAGGCCGCGGCCAGCGCGCTGGGCCAACTGCTGCAGGAAATGGGCCGCTCCGCGCTGCCCGTCGTGAAGGACCCGGGCAATGAATAGCCCCATCCCGCACGACCACATCCCGACCACCGAGGCGGAAATGCTGGCCTGCCTCAAGGATCCCATGTGGCGGATCTGCAGCTGCCAGCTCTACAAGATCATGCTCAAGTCGCCCGAGGACGGCACGGAGGCGACGGTGGTTCCCTTCAAGCCCAACCGGGCCCAGCGCCGCCTGATGGCCAGGCTCTGGCACAGGAACATCATCCTCAAAGCCCGCCAGCTAGGTTTCACCACGCTGGTGTGCATCTTGTGGCTGGACCACGCGCTTTTCAACGCCGACCAGCGCTGCGGCATCATCGCCCAGGACCGCGAGGCCGCCGCCGCGATCTTCCGCGACAAGGTGAAGCTGGCCTACGACCGCCTGCCGGCCACCCTGAAGGCTGAAATGCCTCTGGCGCGCGACAGCGCCGATGAACTGCTGTTTGCCCACAACAACAGCAGCATCCGCGTGGCCACCTCGATGCGCTCGGGGACCATCCACCGGCTGCATGTGTCCGAGTTCGGCAAGATCGGCGCCAAGTACCCGGAAAAAGCCGCCGAGGTCGTGACCGGCTCACTGCCGGCGGTGCCCCTGGACGGTATCGCCATCATCGAATCGACCGCCGAGGGCCAGGACGGCGAGTTCTACAAGATGACGACCCGGGCGATGAACCTGGCCGACCAGCACAAGGAACTGACGCCCAGGGATTACCGGTTCCACTTCTTCCCGTGGTGGCAGGAGCCCACCTACCGCCTGGACCAGTTGGTCCCGCTGACCGTCAAGGAAGAAGAATACTTCGAGCAGGTCGAGGCGATGACCGGGACGACGCTGGACGCCGGGCAACGGTCTTGGTACGTGGCCACCCGCGACGCTGATTTCAGCGGCGACGAGGAAAAGATGTGGCAGGAGTACCCCAGCACCCCGAAAGAGGCGTTCCAGGTATCCAGCGAGGGCAAGTATTTCGCCAAGCAGCTGACCAAGGCCCGCAAAGACGGCCGCATCACGGTCGTTCCCCACATGGACGGCGTGCCGGTGCACACCTTCTGGGACATCGGCAACAGCGACGGCACGGCGATCTGGCTCATGCAGGAGGTGGGCCTGCAAAAGCGGTTCATTGGCTTCATCGAGGACTGGGGCGAGCCCTACGCCTACTTTGGCCGCGAGTTGCAGAAAAAGGGCTATCTGTGGGGCACCCACCACCTGCCGCACGACGCCGACCACAAGCGCCAGCAGGGCAACGTGCTGACCTGCCCAAAGGACGAACTAAAGAAGCTGCCCATCGGCGGGGAGTGGAAGACCGTCCCCCGCATTGACGACCTGACGCACGGCATTCAGCTAGTGCGCGATCAGTTCTCCGAATACTGGTTTGACGAGGTGGCCTGCAAAGAGGGCATCGAACACCTGCAGAACTACAGCAAGACCTGGAACGTGAACCTGGGCGCGTGGAGCACGCACCCGCGCAAGGACATCCATACCGAAGCGGCCGACGCCATCCGCCAGTGCGCTCAAGGCTATGCCGGCGACGTGAGCGCCGGCCTGCGCCTGAGCCGCCGAGAAAGAAACCCGAGGACCGTATGAACCTGAACCAATCCATCCTTGTGAGCCCGGCCGGCCGCCCCATGTTCGGCCTGGGGGGTGAATCCGCCTTCCGCACCCACGAATACAAGGGCTACACCGTGAGCCTGGAGTGGGACGAGACGGACGGCGAGCCCATCATGCTGATCTGGAGCAGCTTCACCGGCCGCGAGCTGGGCGCGTTCGGGATCTGCCTGTCATCGGCCGGCAAATACGCCGAGCCCACCGGCAAGCCAACACGCGAGTGCTTCCTTGAGTGCTGGAAAAGCCTGCCGACGCTGGGCCGCAACCAGATCGACATGGAATGCCACACCCTTGTGGACGTGGTGATCCGCTACATCCCTGACCTGCTGATGATGCCCCCGGCGCCGCGCGCGCTGAAAGCCGCAGCCAAGGGCGAAACCAAGCTGATGGACGTGACCGTCAAAGACCACCGTGACCGCGTGGTGGGCGAGAAGGAGCTTTGACCATGGCACAGACCGGCAGCACCACCGCAGAGCGCAGCATCCAGCCCGCCACCGAAGGCGAGAAGGACCTGCTGGCCAAGCTGTTGAGTTGGTTCCACCAGGAACTGCGCCGCCAGCAGCACAACCGGTTCCAGATGGCACTGGACGAGGACTACTACGACAGCGAGCAGTACACCGAGGCCGAAAAAGCCGAACTGCGCGGACGCGGGCAGGACCCGGTGGTTTACAACGAGGTCAAGCCGCTGGTGGACTGGCTGATCGGCACCGAGCGCCGCACGCGCATCGACTTCCATGTGGTTTGCCGCGACGACGACAGCAAAGAGGCCGAGGAAGCGGCCAAGGCCAAGAAGGACTTGCTCAAGTACCTGGCCGAAGTCAACCGCGTGGAGTTCGAGCGCAGCCAGGCCGCCAACGAGTGCTTCAAGGCCGGCTTGGGCTGGATTGAAGTGGGCGTATCGGCGGACCCCGAGGACGAGGCCATCTTCAAACGCTTCGAGTCGTGGCGCAACATGCTGCACGACAGCCTGGCCAACCGGCTGGATCTGGACGACAGCACCTACCAGTTCCGCTTCAAGACCGTGGACCTGAACGTGGCTCAGGCGTGGTTCCCGAAGAAGAAAGACGCCCTGAAACGGGCCTGCATCACGGCCAACGCCGAAAACCGCTACCTCGAGTGGTGGAATGGCGCCCCGATTTCCGAGATCGATGTGCCCGCCCTGATGCCGGGCAAGTGGGCCAGCTACGACAGCGACGCCTGGAGCCGCAACGAGCGTGAGCGCGTGCTGATCATCGAGTGCTGGCACCGTGAGCCGACCACGGAAACCGTGGGTATCGGCCCGCATGCCACCGACCGGGTGCGGATGAAGATGCGCTGCACCGTGTTCACCGAGCGCGACATCCTGCTGGACGTGGCCAGCCCGTACAAGCACAACAAGTTCCCGTTTGTGCCGATGTGGGCCTACCGCCGGTCCAAGGACCGCGCCCCGTATGGCCCGATTCGCCCGGTACGCGGCCCCCAGGACAGTCTGAACAAGCGCATCAGCAAGAGCCTGTTCGTGCTCTCGACCAACCAGACCATGATCGAGAAGGGCGCCATCGACCCGAAGGTCATGACTGCCGAGCAGGTGCGCGACGAGCTGGACGCGCCCAACGGGTTTGTGATGTTGGAAAACGGCGGCATTGCCAAGGTCAAGCGCGACCGCGACAACGACGTAGCCCAAGGCCACCTGCAGCTGGCCCAAATTGACCAGCAGATGATTCGCAACGCCAGCGGCATCAGCGACGACAACCTGAACCGCAGCAGCAACACCCAGTCCGGCGTGGCGCTGCGCCAGAAGGCCGAGCAGGGCGGATTGTTGACCGCCGAGCTGTTCGACAACATGCTGCTGGCCCGCCAGATCGAGGGCGACCTGACCATCAGCTTGATCGAGCAGTTCTACAACGAGCCCAAGGTGTTCAGCATCACGGGCGAGCGCCAGAAGCGCAAGTACATCCGCATCAACCAGGTGGACCCGGTGACCGGGAAGGTGCTCAACCCCATCACGGCCTTCAAGAGCCAGTTCATCATCGGCGAGCAGGCTTGGAAGCAGAACCTGGCGCAAGCCGCGTTCGAGCAGATGATGGAACTGCTGGGCCAGATTGCCAACGTGGCGCCGGGCGTGGTGCTTTCCATGCTGGATGTGGTGTTCGAGCTGGCCGACATCCCGAACAAGACCACCGTGATCCAGCGGATTCGGGCGGCCACCGGCCAGACGGACCCGGACGAACCCCTGAGCCCGGAGCAGCAGGCCCAGAAGGACCAGGCCGACCAGCAGCGCGACATGGAGTACCAGGCCCAACTCGCCCAGCTGCGCGCCGACATCAAGGCGGCCGAGGCCAAGGGCGAGGAAATGGACGCCCGCGCCCTGAAAACCCGCATCGAAAGCCTCTACGTTGCCATGCAGGCCGGCCAGGTGGTGGCCACCGTGCCCCAGGTGGCGGCTGTGGCCGATGAATTGCTGGCCAGCGTGGGTTTCCAAGACCGCAACGCGACCCCAACCCCGCAGCCCGTTGTACCGGCGGCTGCACAACCCGTGCCCGAAGCGATGCCGCAGCCTCAACTGGCCGACGGCGCCGCCGCGGGCATTGAAACCCCCGCCGGCAATGACGGCGTTCAACCAGGAGCCATGCCATGAATGAAGCATCCGCCGCCGTCAAAAAGGAAGACGGCTACGACAAGTGGCGCGCGCACGACGACCTGCGCACGCTGACCGAGGCCAAGCTGATCCAGAAGGACGCGACGCGCATGAAGCATGTGCGCCGCGCCGCCAAGGAGAAGCTGGCCGAAATGGAAGTCATGAAGCAGTACGCCGAGGGCAAGTAAGCCCTCATTTTTCAACCATCGCAGGAGTGAACAACACATGCCGAATCCCAACTACACCGAAGCCGACCTGGCCGACCTGACCCCCGAGGAACGCAGCGCCATCGAGGCTGAATCCGGCGACAACGCCGACATCTTGAACGAGCTGGCCGGTGGTGACGACGGCACGGCCGCCGCGCCCGCTGCAGCGCCCGCCGCTGACGGCACCGCCACACCAGGCGCCGAAGGTGCCGACGGCGCAGCAGCCCCGGCCGCCCCGGCGCCCTACACCGCCGACGTGGACCCCGCCAAGCTGCAGGCCGACCTGGACGCCGAGAAGAAGGCCATCACCGACGCCCGCGCCGAAGAAACCGAGGCCCTGCGCAAGCTCAACGACGGCGAGATCGACTTTGCCGAGTACCAGGCGGTGCGCGACAAGGTGACGGCGACGGTGGACGCGGCCAACGACAAGATCCGCACCATCGACCGCGACCTGACCCGGGCAACGGTGGCCAGCGAGATGACGGCCCAGCAGGCGAAAAAGGCGTGGACGGGCATGGTGAACAACTATGTGACCGTCGAGGCCAAGGCCGACGGCGTGGACTACTCTGGCGACGCCGGCAAGGAGCGCGTCAAGGAGTTCCAGACTCTGGTGACGGTGTTCGGCAAGGAAGCGGCCGAGCGCGGCATGGAAGACGGTGACAACCTGGTGGCCAGCCGCTGGGCGCTGGCGCAGGCGCGCGAGATCATGCGGGCGCGCCATGGCAAAGCCGCCGCCGCCGCGCCGGCCGCCGGAGCACCGGCAGCAGCCCCGCCGGCACCCGCCCCGGGCGCGCCGCGGCACAACCTGGCAACGCTGGGCACCATGCCGGCCGCCGCCGGGAATGTGCAGCAGAGTGACGCACTAAGCAAAGCCGCGACGCTGGAAGGCGAGGCCCTGGAAATCTGGCTGGCCAGCCAGCCCAGGGACGTGGTGGACGCCATCATGGCGGGGACCTGAACCCATGAACAACGACAAAAACTCGGGCGTGGTGCTGGATGTTCGCGTGGGCGAGGAACTGTCCATTGACGTGCCGGAGGGCATGGGAAATGGCAGCCGCGTCCGGGTTTTTGTGGAAAGAAAAGACGGCCAGCGAGCCCGCTTGCGCGTGATTGCCGACAGGCGCATCATCGTCAGCAGGCCCCAGCCACGAATCGCGGTGAAGGCCGCGTAAAGCGCCGGGGCAACCCGGCTTTGTTTGACACGCAGGAGTGTGTCGTGTGCTTTCGATACGAAAGGAAACGACATGGCACGCACTGCAATCCTGCCGACCGACCCGGCAGCCGTCAAACTCTGGAGCGCTCAGGTCGCAATTGACGCCAAGAAGAAATCCTTTTCGGAGAAGATGACCGGTGGCGAGGAATCCGCCCTGCCCATCGTCATCAAGACCGAACTGGAATCCGGCGCCGGCGACGAGGTGACCACCACCCTGATCGCCAAGCTGCGCGGCAAGCCCATCGAGGGCGACGAGAAGGGCCAGGGGCGCGAGAAGAAGCTCTCGCACTACACCCACAAGATGCGCATCGACAAACACCGCCAGCTGGTGAACGTCGGTGACGTGATGGCCCAGAAGCGTGTTCGCCACGACATCGCCAAGCAGTGCAAGGCGCGCCTGAGCGACTACATGGCCGAGGTCAAGGACGAGCAGTTCTTCATGACCGCCGCGGGCACCCGTGGTATCGGTGACGAGATCGAGCACTACGAAGTCGGCTATGCCGGCTTCCCCAATGCCTTTGTCGCCCCCGACGCTGCCCACCTGTTGTACGGCGCCGGCCAGGCCAAGGCAACGCTGACCGACAAGCTCACCACCAACGTCATCGACCACGCCCTGGTGCGTGCCAAGAAGATGTTTGCGGTTGAAGGCACCAAGGGCGCCAAGATGGTCCCGATCAACGTGGACGGCGAGAAGTCGTTTGCCGTGGTCACGGGCCCGGAAGGCATGTACGACCTGCGCCGCGAAGTGGGTGACGCCGGCTGGCTGACGCTGGAAAAGGCCAAGGCCGCTGCGGTGGGCGCGAAATCGCCCATCTTCCTGGGTGGCGACGCCTACTACAACGGCTGCCTGATCACCGAGCACGAAACCTGCATCAAGCCTTCGGCCGACTACGCAGCGGGTGGCACGTCCACCGCCATGCGTTCGCTGTTCCTGGGCGCCCATGCGGTGGCTGTGGCCTACGGCATGCGCGGCCAGCGCGGCAACGTGCGGTTCGAGCTGTCCGAGTCGGACCTGGACCACGGCGAAGAACAAGTGATTGTGATTCGCCTGATCGCCGGCTGGTCGAAGACCCGCTACAACTCGATGGACTTCGGCATGCAGTCCATCGACCACCTGTTCACGGCCATCGGCTGATGACAGCGGCGCCGCCTTCCGGTGGCGCTGGTTCAAACCCTCAATTTCAAGGAGCTGAAAATGCCGACCCTTCGCCAATCCGTACAAGTCGCGCGCAAAGATCCGACGATCTCTGCCGACGGCTATGAGCCCGTCAACCTGGTGGGCGACTATGTGACCGTCACTGGTGTTGCCGCCAACGACGTGATCGAAATGGTGGTGCTGCCTGCTGGCTATGTGCCCGTCGATGCCGTTCTGGTGTGCGACGACCTGGACAGCAACGGATCGCCCACCGTGACACTGGACCTGGGCCTGATCTCTGGCACCGCAGGCACCGCAGACGACGCCCGCACCTGCGGCAACGAGGCCTTTGCAGCCTCGACCGTGGGCCAGGCCGGCGGCCTTGCGCGCCCGACCAAGGCAGCCTTTGGCCAGATCGCGCCGACCGACGCTGACCGCGGCATCGGCCTGAAGCTGGCCGCTGGCGCTGCAACGCTGGTGGTGGGAGCCAAAGTGCGCCTGACCGTGATTGCCCGCCCGGCAATCGGTGGTGTCTGAAAATGCCCAAGGGTGTGTACGCGCGCAAGAGTGCGCAGCCGAAGACTGCTGCAAAACCGGCCAAGGCGAAAGCCAAGGCCGCGCCTGCCGCAAAGGCCAAGCTGGCCAATGTGGTGACGACGCCTGCCGCTGAACTGGCCGACAAGCCGGTGGAGCAGCAGTTTTCGGCCCAAGATTTCCGGTGCTCGATTGACGACATGGCTGGCGCGAAGCTGAAAGCCTATGCCCGTCGAATCGGCATCATGCCCCGTGACGTGGAGGGCTTGAGCGAAGACCGCCTGCGCCAGAACTGCAAGGCGCGCGTTCTTGAGTCCATGGAGGGCTGACCGTGCTGGCGTCTGTCGTCATTGGCAAGGCCGAGAAGATCCTTGTTGACGAGAGCAACGGGCACTGGGCCGCCGCCGACCTGCTGGGGTGGCTGAACACCGCCCAGCGCCTGGTGGTGCAGGTCCGCCCCGACGCCAAGACGACGCGCGACGAGATCACGCTGGTGGACGGGCCCCACCAATCCATCCCCGCCACCGGCATCCGGCTGATCAAGGTGGTGCGCAACAAGGACGGCCGCGCCATCACGCTGGTGAGCGAAGAACAGCTGACCAACTTCGACCCAAACTGGTACGAGGCCACGGCCAAGACGGTGCAGAAGCACTATCTGTTTGACGAGCTGGAGCCCAAGCGCTTCGACTGCTACCCCCCGGCCATCGCCGGAAACATCGTTCTCGCCGTGTGGAGCGCCCAGCCCACCGACTGCGCCAACGAGGCCGCCAGCATCGACCTGGACGACATCTACGAGCCCGCGCTGATTCATCTGGTGTGTCACTACGCCTACCTGCAGGACGCAGAAGACACCGCCAACCAGGCCCTGGCCGCCCAGCACCTGCAGGCCGCCATGCTGATCCTGACCGGCAAGACGCAGGCCGACCAGAAGACCAACCCGGCGGCCAGCCAACCGAGCCGCATCAACCCGAAGGTGCGCTGATGAAGACCTGGGACAAGTTCTTGAAGGACGTGCTGCCCAAGGTATCCGGCTGCCCGGAAGTGTTGGCCGAGCATGCCATCAAGCGCGCCGCGCAGGAGTTCTTCGACACCACGCGCGTATGGCGCCTGTGGCTGCCCGCCATCACGACGGCAGACCAGATCACGGACTATGCGCTCCCGCTGGAGTCCCGCGCCGAGCTGGTGCGCCTGGAAACCGCAACGCTGGACGGCTGCGAGATCAACGTGCTGGCCGCCGAAGACCTGCCGCGTGACTGGAAAACCTACCCGGACACCATGGCGCCGTGCGTGCACACCACCGACCGCAAGACCATCGTGCTGCTGCCCCGGCCTGCAGCGGATCGCACGCTGCTGGTGGAAGCATCCATGCGACCCGCAGAGGACTCGCTGGGCATCGAGGACGATCTGTTCAGCCTGTTTGTGCTGCCCATCGCCCACGGCGCCATTGCCATCCTGAAAGAAGACATCGGCACCAGCTACGCCGACGCCGGCGGGGCCACGTACTGGCGCGGCCAGTTCAACGACGCCATGGTGGCCCATGAGTTCCGCCGTTCACAAGGCTACAGCAGCCAGCGCCGCCCGCGCCGGGCTCGATTCATGTAAAGGGGCACGGCCATGACCGCACCGACCGTAGAAGTAACTGCCAAGCTAAGTTCCTTTGGCGGCCCAGCCCTTGCCGGCGTGGTGATCACTGCCACCGCGGACAAGGACGACAACTACCAGGGCCTGATTCTGCGCAAGACCGTCACGGCCACGACCGACACCAACGGCGAGGCGGTTTTCAACCTGTTCCCGAACGCCCTGGCCACCGCGGCGCTGCCCGGCCTGGGCACGACCGGATCCACGTACCGATTCACCGCCAGCGTGCCCAACGGCTGGCGCATGGATGTGCGCGCACAGGTGCCCAACACGGCATGCGACCTGCACAGCATCGTGATGGCGGATGACGCCGACCTGCCGACACCCGGCGAGGTGGCCGGCGCGGTTCGATATGACATCGCCCAGACCCTGACCAGCCCCCAGCAGGCCCAAGCGCGCGCCAACATCGGATTTGACGCCGCGGTGCGCGCTGTGGCGCTGACCGGCCTGAGCCTGGCCACGGCAACCGCAGTGACGGCCGCAGACACGGTGCTGGTGGCGCTGGGCAAGGCCCAGGCCCAGATCACGGCGCTGGACACGGCGAAGGCGAATCTGAGCGGCGCAGCGTTCTCGGGCGCAGTGAGCGCGCCGTCTTTTGTGGGGCCCCTGACCGGGGATGTCAGCGGCAACGCGGGCACAGTGACCAATGGCGTTTACACCACAGGCAGCTATGCGAATCCGGCGTGGATTACCAGCCTGGCAGGCAGCAAGATCAGCGGCGACATCTCCGGGAATGCGGCCACCGCCACTGCACTGGCAACGCCGCGCACGATCAACGGCACCAGCTTCAACGGCAGCGCAGACATCACCATCACGGCGGCGGCTGGCACTCTGACCGGCACCACCCTGGCGGCCAACGTCACCAGCGCCAGCCTGGACAGCATCACGCCGCCGTGGTGGGGCCTGTCCGT